GCCATGCCCTGAGGGAACCTTCTGCGATGGTGCTTCGCAGTCCTGTGTTGCCCAATACGTCGGCGGAGCTGTTCCTGAGGAGGGATATTATGCCTAGGCTTTTTTATAAATACGCGAGGATAACTCCCTCATAAGGGCAGCCAGTTTTTCCAAATACGCATACATGACATATCCAATAATAATACCCCCTGTGGCTTCACGTAACATACTGTACTTGAAGCCGTAGTAGCCATCCAGGAAGAACGGCATGTGCTTCACTAGATTACGGAGAATATAGAATGCCACACCAATGGAGCCAAAAATAAGACTCAAGAGGGCAATCAGATAAGGAGTAGATAACATATGAAGGTCCTTATCGGGAATTGCATCGTTCAGCAAAACTGATAATACGGAGCCGACGATAAAATACAGAACAGACATCAAAAAGATGGCGGTTACTTTGACGGTGTAGAACCCAACGGTGGAAGACATTTCTATTCAGACGTCATCTAAAAAAGAGGATAGACGACAGGCCGACATCGTCCAAACCAATAGGCAAGTTCGGTAAAAGTGCTAATACGATTTCCGATAAGATACGCACATCTCGCGAGTGTCAATGCCTTTGTCGTTGCGTACTGAATTGCATTCAGATGTGGTAAATGAGAAAGTAATACGATGGAACGAGACGGATAATGAGTACTCAAATGGGCGATGTACTCGGTAACTACATCGGGACAGTCTACGGAAAGAACCACTACTTCAATCTCAGGGTGTTCTTGAATCGCTCGACGTATCGCAGAAAAATAGACCTCGGGCTGATATGGTCGCTGAACACCATGCTCATGGGATGCTCGCCATGTACGAACGGATATTCCAAGCGCAGTTCGAGAGGAGAATGCTCTGTACCATTCCGCTACAGTATGCGGTATGATAGGCTTCCAGCGGATTTTATCCATTGCCTCTAGAATCCGGGAACGGACCTGTGGATGAACCCTGGTAGGGTCATAATGCCAGTCAATTCGCCGTTGTAATGTGAAATACCAGTGAAATAACGTAGGATGTATTTGATTAATCGCCGTCTCTTCATTGGGCAAGTCCTCTTGAAGCGACTCCTCGTAATAAAGCAACAGGAATCGGCAGGTTGATACAGGAACTACCTCCTTTGTTGTTGGAGAAGCCGGATCATAAATAAAGCGGTCCTCCAAAATGGTATCATACTGCCCGTATTGATAATCCGGTACACATCGAATCTTCACATCGTCATTGATACTTAGTGCGGTAATTAGACACTTTAGCACATTTCCGATGCCAAGATGGTCATATTCATAGTCTTTAATGAGGAATTGATAATTCTCCATGATAGCATATGGTATTTTTTTAAAGGGATAAAAACGAGATGACATGTCTTAGGCGGAGTCCTCCTTTTTGTCCTCCTTGTCCTCCTCTACCTTCTCAATCGTAATGGACGGCTTCTCCATCTTGCGCTGAAGTGCCAAATCTCCCTGACCACCGAACATCGAACCATAGGTATCGGATACACTCGCACCCTGTGCGGCAGTATTTGCGCCAAAGACCTCCTTAGATGACTTGGTGCGTTGCTCAAAGAATTGCTCACGAGAGTCCTCGTTTTCACGATACTTCTTCATCAATGTATTCAATTGCTCGTTATTGTACTCCTGGTCCTTCACCTCATGCGGATTGGGGTCCCACGGCGTCCACTTGCCCACATCGGCCATAAAAATATTATGGTACTTGTCCTTGTTCTGGAGTTTCTTTGCCTTAATTTCCGCCTCCTTCACATTGCCAAAGACACCACGCACCTTCAAACCACGAATCGTGGTACGAAAATCGTTTGCCTCGTGGAACTCCCTTTCCAGTTTGTCCTTTTGCGCATAGAGAAAGTCATCATAGGCTTCCACAATCTTGGTCTTCTGAATGTCCGCACGGCTCTTCTGGATAAAGGATTGATAGTCTGACATTACGGTCTCCAAAGGAAGACGATTCTTGCGACAAATCTCCGCTGCATCCAACTGCCCGGCTTTCTCCAGTTCCTTTGAACGCTCATCCAATTGAGAATTAATACCGGTTACAACATCCACCAGATACTTCTCCAGATTCTTGACCTTCCATTCCACCTCGTAGGACTGTAGGAATCGCTGGAAGAAAAAGAGTTCCTTCTTATCCAAAACTTTCTCCGGACTCAAGAAACTGAGGAGAACATATCGCTGACCTGGAATCTCAGTGTCCTCGTCCAAGAAATCCTCCACTACGGTATTCGGTTTCGGGTCACTCATATCCTTGCTGAAGAGGGTCAGGTTGTTCGGCTTTAAACTCGTAGTATGGAAGACGAAGGGTATGCGTTCCGATGAGGAGGGGAGTTTTTTTCTTGAGAGAGAATATAGAACAAATGATGTCCTACGGATTTGCCGAAATCATCAACCGTGTGATCAAGTATCTGATTGAGGGTCTGGTCGTGGCCGCCGCCGCCATCTTTATCCCGAAGCGTGCCCTGCCGCTGGATGAGGTCGCCACCCTGGGTGTCCTGGCCGCTGTTGTGTTTGCTATTCTGGATGCTGTCTCGCCGTCAATGGGCGTCACTAGTAGACAGGGCGCCGGAATCGGATTGGGTTTTAAGCTCGTTGGATTCCCCGCATAAAATTGTGATAGAATAAGACGACTATTCTAAACCAACCCTTCTATTTTTTGTATCATAAAAAATCCACCAAATACCCCCTCGTTCTTCAAACCGAGATTTTACCGATTATTGAAAGTTCCTCTCAGGACCCTCCAACCTTCGGACTAGGGCTGAACTCGTTCCACTACCATGCTCTCCTCCCCTCCTCGGATATGCTCCTCATATACCTCCCGCCGACTAATAAAGACGCATCTTGCCTTCTCTCCCTTTCTTGCCTTCAACTGCTCTATCTGCCCCTTGAGAACCATCTTCCAATCATACTCATCCGACCATACTTCTGGCTGAAAGAGATGAATGACAGAGTAACCGGCTTCTACCGCCTTTTTCATCTTCTCTACATCCTTTGCTTGGACATTGTCGGGACTGACCCAGTTTGATACTTGCTGAAAATGTTGAATTCCATCTAGTTCTACGAGAATCTTCTCCTCTTCTAAGCCAAAATCGAACGGCATGATATTGTTGGTTTTTGAGAATCTAGCCCATTCATAACGGAGTTGCCTCTTACAATGGGGGTATTCCTCTCGAAGATATTTCAGAACCTTGGCTTCTGACTTGTTTTTACATCCTGGACACCAGTAACCTGTCAGGACGTTATATAACAGAGTATCAAACTCATTATGACATATATCACAATCAAAGATGGCTCTTTTCTCTGCACCCTTGAAGGTCATCCTCGGATTCAGCGTATTTTTCGGACTCCAACAGGCTATGCGAGGATGCGAAGCGAATGACTTGTTGAAGCATATCTGACATATCTCTGATTCGCATAGTTTCTGATTCGCACAATAGGGACAGGCTTTATCATTACGACAGTAGTGATTTGGAGTAGCGTAATAAGAGTGTGTACACCTCTTACAATTAAGCATATACTTCCGATTAGAATGTAAGAACACCTGACGAGGCGTCTTCTCATTCGTCGCCGACCATTCCTCCCTCATTCCTTCATGCGAAGCGCACGACTTCTCATAACACCCCTTACAGTCCTCTTCGCATATCGCCTGGCTGGTACAGTACGGACAATGCTTTCCGCCCTTCATGGAATACGGAACCACCTCGTATTCATGGACACAGTCCGTACAGCGAAACCAGAACTTTTTGTCATTTCCTCGTGACACCTCATGCGCCAAGAGCGCATTCCGCTCCGACCACATCGCCCCCATCGGATGAGACGCCATAGACCGCTCCCAACAGAATGTACAGGAGACTACGCCACACAGTTTGCCTCGGTTACAATATGCGCACCAGCCACCCTGTCCAATCCGATTAAGTGGAAGTTCTAATTCGTGTCCGCACCCCACACAATCAAATAAATACTTTTTATTACTTGTTATATGAACTGCGGACGGTTTCATCGCATTCTTTGCCGACCACTCTCCCGCCCGAGGATGACTCGCAAACGACCGAGGAAAACAGACCGCACAGGTCACCGAGCCACAAAGCGTTTTAGAAGAGGGAGAACACATGATTTCGTTTGTTTATTCAAAAGCACAAGAAATCGTTCAATTTTAGCCCCTCTGGTCTAGGCATGGGGATTCATCTTCTCCAGTTTTTCCTCTACATGCTCCTCTTTCCGTTCTATCATCGCGTAGAGTTGTAGCCCTTCTTTGAACAGGCGAACATCGCTTAACAATTTCCTGGCGAGCCCCTTTGTGTCATGACGACGATACGACGAAAATAACCATATGCTCTGATTATGTTGCTTCCAGCGACGATACTGTTGATAATCGGAACAGAGGGTACGATAGATGTTGAAGAGTTCCTGTTTATAGGCCCGTCGGGTATCGGAGGAGTCGCCAGGAACAGGAGTAAAGGAGTCATCAAAGACGAGTTCCATCCATTTTAACAGGCGGTCCATCTGGAGTTGGTCCAGTTCCCGTTCATCGTCGGGCTCGACTACAGGAGTAGCCGGTTTGGGAGGAGCGATACAAATGCGCTGAAACTGGGTAGTCAGCATGACACTTATCTGCTTCATCAAGAACCCATACAGGAGTTCGGTGGGGACCGACACCGTGGGAAGTACGAAAGCCATTTGCTTGACCGTAGAAAAAAAACATCGCCTTACAGCCTCACAACGTCGTCCGCACGTACTGCCACCCCATGTCTTTACAGATAAGTTCCCACGTTTTATCTTGTAAATACAGTTTGTCCCTGTTCTTGAGTAGGGGAAAACAGGCCAAGTACTCGTCCATCTCCAGGAGTTCACAGAACTTGTATAGGACATAACCATAGGACAAGAAGTTTCTGCGACCCTTTGGACAATGCTTCTTGAACGACGGCTGAATCTCTCGGAACATATGACGGAGTTTCTCCTCGTCCTCTCGGGACATGAAAGGAGCATTTTGGCCATTCAGACGATTGATAATATGAGGAATATGCTCGTAATACTTGGAGCACTTCATCTTACGTAAAATCTCCCTGAGTTTGGTGGGTTTCAACGAGCCCATATTCGTAATGCGCTCTTTCTTCAATTGAATCAGGATTTCATCATAAATCTCCTGGGGAATCTCCGTGCTCTCCTTGGCCTGGAATTGAGCGAGCCATTCATTGAAATGGTTGATTTTCTTGTAGGCGTAATACGATACTTCACGGGGCGGGTCCTTGTAAGAGGGCTTATCCGAATCAACGAGAATAAACTCCTGATATCCACACTTGGAGCATGTGAGATTTGCCTCATTCAAGCACATAATCATCTCACTGTTACAGCGACTACAAATCGTCCAAGGGTCGTCATAGATATCATTGGTACTACGAACCATGGAGGGGTCTTCCAATTGAAGATATTCATTTAGAAGTTGATTTCTATGAAGGCTCGGTACATCCTCCTTTGTCTTTCCTTTTATGGGCGTGGTGGAAGGTGCTACGGTAGGGATAGAGGCGGGAGGCTCCTGTGCCCGTTTCTCCTCCTGCGCAACCTCCTCTAACAGTGCGAGAATGGACCCTGGTTTGGCTTTGTTTGAACGATAGGTTGTGGATCCAACACCCTGTTGGATTTGGTCCTGTACTTCGTAATACTGTGAAAGAATGTCGCCTGTTCGTAAATAATAATCCATGATTTCTGTGCCATTTTCAATCGTTTTAATCTTTTTCTCCAGTTGTTCCGCATCACGTTCAAATCGCCATCGCTCAATATCTGAGGTAGTCTCCTTCATTTTACTGCGAAGTGCGGACAGTTCTTGTTTGTATTGCGCAACCTGTTTTTGGTCATCTAACATTCCCTGGACCTTCTGTTGATGAATCGCATCCAATGTAGTACGTGCCTCGGGATTACTACGCTTGGAAGTTTTTACTTTAAAAAAGGCACTGTCACTCATTGGGCTATGAGCAGGGGCGTGTATTTAAATCCTCGTTGTCGCATCTTCAGCGGTGGGGTCTTCATCGGTGAGTTCTTCATCAGATTCGGAATCACCATCAAGGGGTTGGTCCCCATAGAAGAGGTAGTTATAGGTGATGGGTTCTTCGGGAGCAAAGTCTTTGTAAAAGAGAATGGTCTGGATAAGTTCATACATTCGGTCGCCCATTTCTTCTTCATCTATCGTCATTTCACCATTATCTAGAACAGGAAAGGGTGTAGCATGATGGACTCCTGATAGATGATAGCCATCTGGATTGAATCGGACAAATACGGTATTTCGGTAGCCCATATCTTCGTAGAGGTCCACCATGCGTTTCTGCTCGCAGACATAGTTAGTGTGACGAAACTCATCAATTTCCACGATGACAATATGAGAGCCAAAGTCAATGAGGATATCGGGACGATAACGAGTACAGCCACCTTCTACAGACTTATCACAGCGTAGGGTGAGAGTGTCCTGGAAGTGCGCACGGAGTGCGTCCACCACGTAATGCTCCTTCAGACGGAAGCGGCGAGGAATAGGGTCGTCGGGATGGAGGACGCAATGGCATCGGAAGCAGTAGGGTTTCCAGCGAGAGCGGGTGATATTGATGTATTTGCAGTGTTGGCAGGCGATTTTGGGATTACAGAGGACACAGCGATGTCGGACTCGATCATGAACGCACACAGAAGCCCCACGACAGTGTACACATACAGGACGTATTTTTCCGTGCTCACAAATGGTCGCCCCCTTACATTCCACGCATACATTTCTCGGTTTTTGGTGGGGGCAGAGATAAACGCCTGAACATTCTCTACAAATGGTTCTGCGCTTCTTATGAGGACAGATGAGGTGGCCCTCGCACGCAACGCATTGTGACCGAATCTTGTCATGTTCGCACACATTCGGGCCATGACAAGGGATACACCAGTTTTTATCTCGACCATGTTCGCATATGTCTCGTCCCCCACATTTAGCGCATCGATTCCTGCGTAGTTTGTGCGGACAGATCGCACTTCCGTCACATTCAGAACATAATTCACGCCGCCGCTGATGCTCGCATAATTCGCTACCTCCGCACTCCTTACATCGGCTACGAAGTCTTTTATGAGGGCAAATGGACCCTCCTACACACTCTTTACAGCGACTGCGACGTTTGCCATGTTCACACTTACTGATTGCTCCGCAATCATCACAGTGTTGTTTATACTGACCATGCTCACAAATAGCCGAACCCTTACATAACTTACACGAACTCTTGATTTTCTTGTGCTCGCATATCCCGGCGCCTCCGCATTCAGCACAGTAGTAGGGACATTTTCCGTGTTCGCATTTCTTACGCTGATAGGCCTTCTTGGACTGGATAGTCTCATCGGTTGATGTAGTTTGCTTTTCGTCAGACATGATTGTTATGAGAGGTTGGATTCTTGTCTGATAGTAAAATGATAGAAATAGTGGATCAATTTTTTAGAAGTGTGGAGAGGAGAAAAATAGGAGGCCTCCGGCTTGTGTGTTTTCATTAGAAATATTTTCTAGGTTATAAGTATAACAACGGATTTTTTGGGATGACCGGAGGAGGATTGATGCAGTTGGTCGCCTATGGCGCACAGGATGTTTACCTGACTGGTAACCCACAGATTACCTCGACACTGTAAGGGGGTTGAAAAGCGTCCGGCGGATGACAAAAAGGTTATACTCATCCGATAAAGTCCGTTAGTGGTTCCCTCTAGAATACCACAGTCGCTAGTGGCTCCTCCTCCGAAAGAGGAGGGTTGCAACATCATCAAATTGCTGGAACATCCTAAAGTGTCTGACTACCAAGTGACATCTGAAAAGGTGACATGGCCGAGAACTCACTCGGGTAGGGTAAAAAGGTCAGCGATAAGCGCATTTCAATTTGCGCAAATGGACAATCAGCAGCCAAGTGCTAAAGGCCCCAAGGGCCTATGCATGCAGTTCAGAGACTAAATGGTGATGGGTAATGGCCGCCCTGTAGGGAAGTCATTGCTTAAGTTATAGTCCAATCCCTTAGAAGTTGACGATTCATAAAATGTTCTTTTACGTGTGGGGAACATCTTCTTAAATATCCCGAAAGGGAGGGTACAAACGTCTTTAAGGTCGTTTATCGTCGTCACACTAACTTTGCCATGGAGTCCATTGAGAACCCCTTCAACGGTGCTCCTAACTTCGGCAAGAAGGTGACCTGCACCATCCAGCGCAATGGTGATTTGATTCATCGCATGTACCTGCAGGCCACTCTGCCTCAGGTTGCTCTGCAGCCGTCCGACGGCTCAGGTGCCCAGTTCCGTTGGTTGAACTGGATCGGTCACAACCTGATCGACTACGTCGAGATTGAGATCGGTGGTCAGCGCATCGACAAGCACTACGGTGATTGGCTGCACATCTGGAACGAACTTACTCAGGAGCCGGGCAAGCAGGCCGGTTATGCCAAGATGGTCGGTAACGTCCCCGAGTTGACTAACCTGTTGTACCAGGGTGGCTCGGCTTGCGACAACGATTGCTACGGTGGTGAGCCTCTGACTTCAGAGGTCATTACCTCGTGCGCCCCGATGTACACTTTGTACATTCCTCTGCAGTTCTGGTTCTGCCGCAACCCGGGTCTGGCTCTGCCGCTGATTGCTCTGCAGTACCACGAGGTCCGCATCAACCTGGAGTTCAACTCCCTGAACAACCTGTGCTGGGACTACTCGAACTCGTCAGACCCGCATGCCATCC